GCCCCGCAGCGTTGCGTGAATTATAGCACTATTCGCCAAAAGTGAACATATTTGCTAAAAATTGGCGAATCTCGCTAATTGTTGCCTATTGCGCGGCATCTAGCACCCTAAGCTGCTCTAATGATACCGGGTTATAGTTCTCGTCGACGAACTGGTCGAGCTTAATCTTGCCAGAGCGGAATAGCTTCCCGCGCTCTTTGCCGAGCATCTGATCTTGAAACTCTGGCGACTGATCTTTAAGCCATCCGCTGTAGGTTCTCTTCGCAGATACTGGCCCATCCATACTGGCCCGGGTTCCTTCCAGACCGCCTTCCTGAAATCTGTCATCTAGCACCGGGACGCGAACGCTTCGGCATCCCCAGTGACGCGGAGTAAATGGCGGCTCGTTGAATCCGAGAATCTTGCCATCGAGAGTCGCGCAGCCGATTGTCGTGCGACCATCTAGCACCGCTACCCATTCTTCGCCCTTCAGAATATCGTCGTTCGCCTGATTCACTGCCGAGCGAGCTTCCGATGAGATGTGATTGATGCTAGTGCGAACCAGTGTCTCGGCTTGCCGCTTGTGTCGATTGGTAACACTTACGACCTCTCTGGTGAGCGATTGAACCGTTGCTCCTTCGACGACTCCGGTCTGGATAACTCGGCGAATCTCGTTCGCCTTATCCCCGGCGAACTGTCTCGCTGCCTGATCGAGCGTCAGATTCTGAACCGTGCTTCCCGCTTTACCGCTGACCGCCAGTTGCATTGGCCGCTGCGTTACTAGCGCTCTGAGCTGCTCGGACGCCGGGAGCGTTACCGCAGCCGATGCCGCTGTGTTCATCGTCCTGACCGCGAACTCCGCTTCGTACTCTGCGAAATCCATTGTCTTGGCCGTTAGCTCGGCACTGAGTTTCGTTAGCGCTTCCTGCTGCAACTGAACGATTCGGTTTAGCTTGCGATTAAGCGTGCGACTTTCTGCCAGACTCTTCACGGTCTTGAGCTGGCGAAGAATCTCGGCCTGAGCATCGTCGAGATACTTGACCAGATCCTTCACCTGCCCGCCCGCGTAGCGCTGGACGTATATCTGGTGCTTTATTCCAGCATCCAGCAGATAGTCGTTAGCACTCATTTAGAGCGGCGACTCCTGAGTGATATCCGAGAGAATGTCTTCCGGCGTGCCTTCGGATTGTATCCACCCGGCATCGATGAGACGGCGCACGATGTCGATCTTCGGCATTACGCCCGCGTCGCTACCCTGAATCATAGCCATAATCTCTTGCGGCGCGATGCTGTCAGCATAGAAGTCGTTGTTCAGAGAGAATACGATCTCGGCATCTGTTGGCGAGATGAACGCTCGGCAGTCGTAGATCACCGCCGTAAATGCTTCGTTTATATTGCCGACCATAGTATCGAGCATCGAGTTCTCGGAAGTCGCTTGGATGCGAGCCTCTTCGGCTGTCCGCTGCCCGGTCTTCGTAATGATCTTAGCGCCGATCTGAACCATCATCTGCTCTTTGTGGGTCATCTCAGTGCCGATCGCACTAGCTGGCCCCAGTTGTAGCAGTTCTGCTTTGCCGCCCTCAGAGAGTACCAGACCAGCGTTCTCGCCGACTGTAATGCCGCCCGGGTTCGCTGCTTGGAATGCCTCCGGACTCATATCAGTAGATACGACCAGAGTACCGCCGCCGTGAACCGAGAGATTGTTCTCCTGATCCGCTGAGTTGCGGAAGTGCCCGATATTCACCCGGGCGATGTCGTACAGAATCGGCTCGTCGATGTCCGGCAGATTGTCCCGGCTTCCGATGAAATGGAACGGGATATAATCGAACGGCTGACCGCTCGCGCCACGAATCACGATCTCTTCGGTGATTGCGTCGCCGTTCTCGTCGTAGAGCTGCTGCGTATACTGCTGGCTATCGTTGAGCCTGAGAACCCGGAAGCGATCCACATAGTCCCAAGTGAATTCGTCATAATGAACTGGCGAGTTCTCTTTCAGCACTAGCATTCCGAGCTGGCGGCGTCCGTTTAGAACGTGAACGTGCCAGTTGATAATAGACTCGGCAGTATAAGTCGCAATGTGCGGCTGTAGCCCCATCCTGCGAACTTGCTCGACCGTGAGATCTTCGTCGACCATCGGATAATCGGCCAGCAGACCGAATCGCCCGGTCTCCATAACCTCATCCGCTGCGAGCTTCGATACTTGCGTCAGCGATTGCCCGGCTCCGTCGGCGTTCTCCAGCATGAATTCCATATCTGGCGGCAGCTCGATGCGCGGCGGCAGACGGAATATCGCGCCCTTCAGCCCTTCCCGGGTTCGTCCGGTGTAGTTCGTATATATCGCTTTCTCGACGCGATGGTAATACTGATCCTGCTCTTCGTGCGTGCGTCGCATTATGTAGTGCCGAGCATTCTCGAAACTCAACCCGGTCGAAGCATTGCGAGTCAGCTTCCACTTGTCGATATTCTTGTCATACTCAGCATGGGTTTCTGAAACTGGCATAATTCACCTATACGCTGAAATTTATCGGTATGTGAGCCACTGGCTTCACGATTGGCATTTCGTATGCAATCGGATACGTCGCCGCATCGATGGCATGATCTAAACCTGAATTCTTGTCTGGCATTCCGTTCTTATCGTATGCGAGCTGCTCGAACGATTCTGCCACGCCTGTACATTTTAGCGCATTTATGTATAGCAAACCATTTTCGAACGCTGCGTTCGTAGCCATCACCCGGTCTTTGATTGCCGGGTTAGACTTCTTCGCCCTGACCGAGAACCCTGCTTGCTCGATTAATGCGATGTCGGACGTGCTGGCGTTTACGGTCTTTCTGGCCCTGCCCGAAGCATCCGGGTATATCGTGACGTGATGGTCGGCGTAACGCTCCGAGATGATTCGAACCATGTCCGGCGTGTCGTACATATCAATCAGTTCGTCGACTGCGTGCCATTCATCGCCCCGGCGTACATAGACCACGGCGCATTGCTGAGTCACGTTAAAGTCGCAGCCGATGAATAGCGGCTCGCCAGATTGGATCTCTTCGTGTGAGTTGCAGCCGTGCCGAGAGTATCCGCAGTAGACCGTGCCCTGCGTCAGATTGACGAACTGGCCTTCGAGATACGCCGTTAGTAGTTGATCCGGGTAGATGTCCCGCAGCGACTGAATATATCCCTCCGGTAGGTGTGGATTCGAGTGCGTTGGCGCTTGGATGATCTCATAGCCCGGCTGTGGGTCTTTCTTCCACGCCTCATAGACGAATCGGAATCCTTCTGGCGTAGTAGTGACGCCTATGGTGTTCGGCTTCCCGGACGGCTTGTGCTGACGGTTACGGGCGATAACTTGTCGCCAGACGTGCGATGCGTTGGTCTTCGAGAGAGTATCCAGTTCGTCGATGTCCGCATCCGCGTGCTCGTAGCCCACGATTCGGTTCGGATTCTCCATCGAGCGGAATATGATCGCGCCGTATCCGGGGATCGTGATCTGATTGATCGGCGTCTTTTGCAGTCGATACGGAAGCCCCATCGCCGTGAGAATCTCTTCAAATCTGGGCCACGCGATTACCCGGATCAGATCGTAAGTCGGCTCGTAGAAGCCGCGATTCGTGCCCGGGTTCGAGATCAGTCCGAAGATAGACCGCAGGATAGCCGCCTCCGTCTTGCCAGCGCCGAATCCAGCGACAAGCGCCGGGAACCGAGCCTCAGATGTCATATAGTTATACTGCGGCAGCGTTGGCCTAATCTGCGCCATCTGGCCTCACTATCTGGAGCGTGATGTTCTGATTACCCTGCTCCTGCTCGGTCTCGCGCCATCCGGCTTGTGTCTTGAGATAGAAGATAGCCGCTGCGATGTTGCCATTTTTGGCCTGTTGGATCAGAGATTGGCCTATCGAGCCGATTGCTTTGGCCTTTCCCCTTTTATACGCATCGGAAACCTCTGGCTGGCGACCTTCGATTTCTCGGAATGTCGTCTCTCCGACGCTCATGTAATCGCAGAGCTGGCGTTTGCTCATTACCGCTGCGAGCGCTTCGACCTGAGCGATCTGGGCCTCATCGAATACGATCATCGGACGACCGCCGCCGTCTCCCTGCTTACCGCGCTTCATGAGTCACCCCTTTGGGCGTTATATGTCTCGCCAGTAGATTCCAGAATTGCTTCGTTCCCGGTAAAGTCCTGCCAGCGTTTTATTATTACGTCGCAGTATTTCGGGTCTAGCTCCATCATTCTACAGTGCTTATCAGCCTTTTCGCTTGCCAGCATGGTTGAGCCGCTACCGCCGAACATATCAGCAACAATCACTTTGTCTTTCAACGAAAAATAATCAAAGAACCATGTGATTAGCTCGACCGGCTTTTGTGTCGGGTGACATCGTTTCTTGTCATGCTCTTTTTCCATGCCAAATATACCGGCCCATTTGACTCTTGCCATCATTCGCTTATGTCTTGCTTTAGACCAGCACAACTCAAACGTTGAGCCATACATCTTATCAGCCGACTCGTCACCCCTCTTATCCCATACAACCCATGAGCCGCTATTCTTATCTTGCAAATGTTCAGCATAATAATCCGCGCCCCACATAAATATCTCTTTACAGTAGGAAAAGTTAGCAAATACCGAATTGATTAGTTCAGGTGAGAAATCATTATTATCACCAATCACCGCGTCGTATTTATTGCCGGACTTAGCGAGCAGCCCCTTTCCTCCTTTCCCTCCCATGCCTGAAAAATCAGTATCTAATAACATCCCATAAGGCGGGTCAGTAAACACCATATCAGCCTTCTGACCATCCATCAGCTTCTCCACCGCATCAACGCTGGTCGAATCGCCGCACATTAGTCGATGATTGCCGAGAACCCATATATCGCCGGGCTTTGTTATCGGAACCTCTGGAGCGTCTGGCACTTCGTCTTCGTCGGTCTGGCCTTCGACGACTTCCGGCTTTAGCAGTTCGGCGAGTTCTTTCCCGTCGAATCCAAGTAGATCGAGATCGAAGTCCAGCTCTTGAAGCGCTGCCAGCTCCGTCGTGAGAACCTGATTATCCCACCCGGCGTTTAGGGCCAGACGGTTATCCGCTATAACGTACGCTTTACGCTGTGCGTCAGTGAGATGGTCTGCTTCGACTACCGGGAGTTCGGTCATACCGAGCTTCTGCGCCGCTAGTACGCGACCGTGCCCAGCTATTATGCCGTTCTCGCCATCGATTATGATTGGATTTAGGAACCCGAACTCTTTGATGCTGGCGGCTATCTGCGCGACCTGCGCGTCAGAATGCGTCCGTGAGTTCAGAGCATACGGAATCAAGCCGTCTATGCCGACGACTTTGTGTTTCGGAAATGTCTTCATTTGCACCCCGCGCAAATTGTAGCGACGCCCCAAGCATCGCATCTGGCGAGTATAACACAATCAGAGCTTATAGAATAAATGGCTTCCGATGGCCTGAGTCAGCTCCGCTCCGGCGTGAGACCAGTACGGATTGACCGACTTCGCGTGATAGTGAGTCGCCCCATGTGTTACCGGGACGAATTCACCGTTTA